GTTCTATTAGAAGAGAAGAGTGTCTATTTGGGATCCCTCTGTCAACCTATAATTAAAGCTCGTCCAAAATAATTAGGTTAGGTCTGCAAGTCTTCTTAGCCTGCTCGGCCATAAGCTTTTTGTAATACTCACGTTGGAGTTTAGCTACGACACTCTTGCCATTACCACGGGGATAATGGTTGATGGAGTGGATTATTGTGCAAGCGGATATAGCTAATGGGAGACTCATCATTTTCCTATAAAAAATATAAAAGGGCTTTTGTGGGCTACTAAGCCTCGAATGGAGCGGAAAGCTTTATTCGAAGGAATTCACCTTTTGTAACCCTAAGTCTTTTATCTCATACTTCGTTTCGCTCTTTGCACTAAATAAGAAGACTCCCGATTCGAAGAGAAATGCATGAACAGCTAACCTGAACCGAGATGCTCATTTTACCCGTGCCGTGGGGTCTTCAAGGGATCCCCCTTTGGTTTTTCTGGAAAGTTTGGGCATTATGGGATCCCGTGGTGATTCCTAAAAAACGTAACCTGAAATCTGATATATCATTCACTATCCCCCAAGAGTGTCTTCTTGGCCTCCCACCCCCCTTCCAACTTTTTTCATATGAGTTTTTTTGATAGTCTGTCATCCCCAATGCTCATTTAGTACAAGAATGCATAGCCTGTCATTTTATCAATGAAAACAGAGCATAGATAATGCCTTCGCATCATCTACATAGCAAGAGCCCTTGACAGCTAGAATTGGATAAGAGATAGTCGAAGCTTTGAAGTACGTCGACGAAATGACCACTCAGATAAAACAGATTTTTGGCAATATATTAAATTCATAATGGCGGATAGCGAAGGCAACCGAGAGAAGGTCAAAGTGCAGACGCGCATCACGCGCTCTGTACAAGCCGACTTCGTTGCCTTCGCTAAGAAGCGCGGCCTGACGTTCAGCGCCTACCTTGAAAAACTAATGCTGTCTCATTGGAGAAAGGAAAAAGCAAAATGAAAATATGTAATGAAAAGGGCGAGTGCGCTTGCCAACCTGGATATATAGTTGCGGTACCAGATCGCGATAGACCTGAAGGAGTCACCATCGACTTAACCGTCGAACGATTGGCTGATAGCTCGTACAAACCAGGACACAAACATAAACTGGTAACGTCGAAAGGTTACTATGACTGCTCTGAGGTAAAAGACCTCATGCCACCTCCTGACCATTTCTAAAAACAAGGAAAAAATGCTAAAGTTAAAATACATACCTGTCGACGCCGACCACGAATCAGCTGTCATCGAATACGACACCACGTCAATCAGTGACACTGGCATGGGACTTAAATTCTATGACCCTGCAGTCGAGATGGACCGAATCGTTTCGTACGACAAACTCTTGCGGGTGGAGTTCAATTTTGACATCTCTGACGGAATGCGCAATAAGGCCAAAAACTTGATGCGCCTCCGAGACAAAAACGCACGCAAACCTCATGGCAGCACGACGGTCAAGTAATGAGTTACCACAGAAATTGCAGCGGCCCAAGAGGACAAGCGATAAGTGAATTGCCTTGTGGGCATCTTGGACAATCGGGAGACAAAATGTGCTATCCGTGTTCTACAACGACGCAGGTTAAGCAGTGTCAGCTCTGTGGCCAACCTATCTTGAAGAAAGTGAAAACTTGTGACATCGAAGGTGATATCTCGTTCCTGAGTCACAAAATACCTGAAGGTGAAGATCAAGTATTGCAAGCCCTTAAAGACGAGCACGAGGATTACACAGACAAATGAGCTGCACTAAAGACCTAAACGGAAAGCACCAAGTCGTCGGGCACCACTGCGCACACTGCAGAATGCCAGTGGCGGAGGTTTACCTTCAACTACGCGGTGAACACGAAAGGATCAAAGCACGGCACTTCGCTGAGTGGAATCTGATCAGCGATCACATGTACAAAATACACAACACGTTTTTCACCCTTCGAAGTGAAGAAGGCATCCCAGTCGAGATCACAGAAGAGTTAGCAGATAAACGGGCAAAGAAAAAATTCAAGGTCACTAAAAAATTAGTGTTCAATGTGATCAGTGTTATCGTTGCCGCAACAATAGGGTACACCATGGCCAGACTGAACATCGAAATCTCTAGGCCATGAGCAGAGCAAGAATAGTAAATCTGAGAGAGGACGAATGTGCCTCTGAAGAATATGAGATGACTGAAGGACAGTTCTTAAATTATTGCAATCACCCGAATAAACAAATTCAGAAAAAAGGTGCTGGTGCGCTGAACTGTGTTGAGTGCAAAGAATTTAAACCGAGGGAAGATTGAGCGGAACAAAAATCAGAAACCTCTGCAAGATACATTCGCGTGTAGCGGTTGAAGCTTACGTCGGCCCATGCAAAGCCTGCAAAAAACCGACTTCGGGTCTGGTGCTTCACCTGTGCGACCCCTGCTCTCTTGCTTACAACCAATGTGCGTACTGCCAACTGGATATGAGTAAAGATGTTTAGAGGCACATTATTCAAAAAGATAGCGGGATTGATGGTGATGTGTGCCATTCCGAAAAGTGTGTTTCCTTTGCCAATGCCGAAGAATCACGTCGAGCCGTATTGCCACTGGGAATATCGAGTCGGCAACAAAACAGAGCAGCAGGAGAAAGACGCGCTGGCTCAAGTGTTCCTGACTAGGTTCGAACACGTCGAAAAAGTCGAGTACATCATAAAATGGGCACCACCTCATTGGCCTTATGACGGGAGTGACCCCTTGAAAACTAAAATCACAGCGGTGTTGAACCTCGGCACGGCTGCGATAAAAGTTTATGGCACACTGAAAAAAGATGAGTTCATGACCAAAGCATCTGACATGCTCACCCCGGGATATACAGGCTCACGAGTCGCGCAGTATAATTGGGACATGGGCATGATGAAACAAGGGTTGGTGATAATCAACAATGGGTGAGTTAGCCAAAAAAGAGCAATTCGACATCCAGAAGTTACCCCATGGATTGATCATGGAAGCTAAACGGGCTGATGGCGACCTGTCGGTTTTATCTGAAGCCATTGAGTTTGACTACCCAGAGCACCAGCTCACGAGAGCAAACCTTCGAAGTCTCATTGCCTACGTTGCCAAAGAACACGCGCTCGACGTCACCGCCGACGCGCCAAGGGATACTGAAGCCACGGCCCACCTCATCAACGAGTCAATGTTCAGAGAAGTACAGAGGCTGAACCGTGAAGTGAGAGCCCTGTCCAAAATCGCTGAGCAACCAGCGGATAAAAAATTCGAACTGAAGTCATCGGGGGAAATCATCACACCCACCCAAGCGCAGGGCCGTCTGATCCTTGCCATGTCGCAACTCGGCCAATACGGAAAAATGATCAACGAGAAAAAGAAGGCTGAAAGCACGGGTGAGGGACCAGGCGTAAGCGTCAACGTCAATTTTGAAATGCAACAAATGATGACCGACAGTTTGAAACGCGTAAAAGAGGTTTGCATTGACATGGACCCCGATGATTAATAATATAAGTCTGTTTGATGTTGGTGGCCTTTTCCTCCACCAATCAAAATTTGCAATTAGCCGGGTCGGTAGAATCGTGGGTACTTTTCTTTCTCCCGGCTATTTGTTTTTTAAGAGGTCGACCAAATGAAAATAATATACGTCATAATCTGTACGCTGGCTCTTTCTGGATGCTCGATGTTTTCGATGCACGAGTCCAGCGAAGGATCTAAGTACAATCGCGAGACTTCGGAAAAAACCGAGACTAAGATCAACGAGAAGGGCACCCCCTCTTTGGTCAGCAACCACACAGCAATCACCGTCGATTCAGAAGGGGCAGTCACTATTAACCCTTCAGCGCCTTCATTGAGTAGCTCCGGGGAGGGCATGAATTTCTTGAGCCCTGAAATTATTGCTGAGTTGCGCGGGTTAGCGTGGCAAAGAAATTCAGATCAATCTTCATCCTTCGACGAAACGGTTGAAATAGAGTACCACAAAACAGTGGCGTATTTTAGCGGACTGATGGTTGTCGCCGTTGCTATCGGCTTCTTGATCTTTGTGAAAGTTGCGAAAAACGCAACCGGCGTTATAAAATCTTACGGCTTCGATCCGAAGCTCATTGGAAAATCTGCCTCGGTCATGTTCAGCGTCATCGGCAAAGTACGTGAAGGGCTAGATCGCGAGAGTTCTTCTTTAACAGATCTTCGATCCAGAAACGGGCTATCTTCAGAAGCGTATGATCAGATCGAGAGAACGATGATAAAGCTCAGTGAGTTCAAAGGTATGATCGCAAAAGCTGACGGAATCGAGTGCAAGCATTCATGGTAAACCACACCCCGACCAAGGCGATTTTCCATGCTTGACTCTGCAGCCGACCTAACAGACGAAATAGTAAAAATGACCCGCCGCAGCCTTGTTGCTGTGGGGGTGTACTTTTTCCCTGATATCTTCTCGATGAAGCCGAGTCCGCTGCACTACAAACTGAGTGATGCGTTAATCAATACCACATCCTCAGTCGCTATGGCTCTCCCACGTGAGTTGGGTAAAACCACCTATGTGTGGGAGATCATGATGGCATGGAATATAATGCACCGTAGATACCGCTACATCGTTTACATTGCCACCAGTTCAAAGAAGGGCATCAAGGCCTTTAAGAACGTTAAATACGCCTTACAAGGGCACCCACTGATAAAGAACATGTACACCGTGAGCAAGAACGGTGACACAGCTGAAAAGCTAGAATTCACGATCGACGGCCAAAAATACATGATAGCCGTGTTTGGCGCCGGGCAAAACCTTCGTGGTGAAAAATACACCCACTTTCGCCCTGACCTGATTATCCTTGATGACATTGAAAATACAGAAGCCGTCCGTAGTGAGGATCAACGCGCCCAGCTGGAAGAGTGGTTATATTCTGATGTGATGCCACTGGGTAGCGACGCGAGAATCTTCGTGATGGGTACGATTCTGCATGAAGACAGTTTACTCAATAACCTAATCACCGAGCCCCCGATCGATGCCGCCACTGGCGAACCATGGGTCACAATGAAATACGCGGTCGTGAATGACCAGGGTGAATCTAACTGGCCGGAGAAATACTCCGACATCTGGATTGAGAACAAAAGGAAAGACCTCATCTCAAAAGGGTTGCAATCCACTTGGGACAATGAGTACATGAACGAGCCGGTCAGCAGAGATTCAAGAACCTTCGACCCTCGACAACTTCGCTTTTACAGTGAAGAGCAACTTGCCTCTGCTATGAAAAGCGGAATGGATATTTTGATCACTGTCGACCCGGGTATCAAAACTGAAGACAAACATGACCCTTCAGCCATTTCAGCAACTGCCATGGATCCACTCGGCAACATCTGGATTCTGGACATGTTCGCCAATCAGGTACGAAAATCGGTCATGTTGGCAGAGATCGAAAAAATGTACATCAAATGGAGTCCGCGTTGCGTTTACGTCGAGTCTGTCCAAGGCCAATATTATTTGGTGCAAGATTTAGAGGACGGCAATTACGGCAGTGGGTATCCGATGAACATCGAAGAGATCGACCCGAAGCAGGTCAGAATGGGTAAGAACAGAATATATAATCTTGAGTCTGAATTCACGGCCCGTCGCGTTATGGTGCCGAATGGTGCGCCGTGGCTTCTTGATTTTCAGGCTGAACTCGTTGCCTTCCCGAAGGGGAAACACGAAGACAGGCTTGACACTTTGAGCTACGCCAAGATGAACCACATACAGATCAAACCTATAACTCTCGATGTCAACGCTACACTCCAACGAATTAGCTCAACGACATTCTAATGAAAAAATCTAATACATCGATGACATCTGATACACCCAAGATGCTGCCGAATTTCAAAAACGTTGAGACGCTGACGATCGAACGTGACCTAGAGCACGAGTTCAGGGATTTAGAATCAGGCTACCGCACCAGCAAAAGCCGCAGAATCCAGTTCAACAAAGAATACAAATTTCAGCTTTACGGTAACGAACGTCCAGGCGAATCTTCATTCGTTGACTCTTCGATCTTCGACGCGATCGAATGGATGATCCCTGCGATGATCCAACCTCTCGTTGAGACGAATGACTTCATGCAGGTCAAACCCGTTGCAGCCTCAGTGCAAAACATCATCAAAGCCCAACTGGCCAGAGAATCGCTGAATTACCAGATCCGCAGAAAAAACGATTTTTATCTCCACCTTCATGACATATTGAAAGGATTTGCGATCGGGGGAGAATCCTTCGGCAAGCTCGTCTGGATACCAAAAGATGAGGCAGCCGGCAATCCAGTTGGCTACACGAAAATCATCGCGGTTCCTGCCGATCAGATCAGGTATGACTGGACAGTTAAAAACTTTGAAGATTCATCTGTCGTCACACAAGAGGAGGATTTAACCCGTTCTCAAGTCCTCAATTTGTTCATGAAAAACAAGAACACCCAGACCCATCAACATGTCGTTAATCAGAAAGACCTGAAAGAGGGTGTGATCATGGAGCGTTTCAATCAAGCCATCATGACTCAAGGCAGCAACACAAAAACCAGTTACCTACGCGATGAGCGAACTGAAGCACGCAATTACGTGGGCGAGAGAACTTCGAACAGCGATGTGAATAAAGGCCTCTACCTGCGTCGCGAGCAGTGGACAATGTACGACATTGAAGGCAATGGATTCATGGAGCCTGTATTGGCTGTATTTATCGATGATCATTTGGTTCAAGTTGTCAAAAACAAAATGCCAGATAAACAACCGCCTTTCTTGCGTGGCGAATGCGTCCGCAGTGTTGATGGCAACCCTGCAATGGGCATCGCTGAGTTGCTCTCGACTATCCAGAAATACCAAACCGGCATTATGCGGATGTTCTCTGACAACTTGAACAGTCAGCATAATGGCATGTACGAATACGATCAGCTCAATGTTGACCAAGTGGCGATCATGTTGCTGCAGAATGCCCCAGCCGGTTCGAAGGTTCCTTTGCCAGTGAGAAAAATGGGTTCTATCCAGCCCATCACACCGGCCCCAATTGCCTCACAGGCTTTTGCCATTAACGAAAAATTAGACTCCATCAAAGAAAACCGCTCTGGCTTTACTCGCTATTCACAGGGGAGTGACTCAAAATCACTCAATCAGACTGCCACTGGTATCACCCAGATATTAAGCAGATCTGACCTTCGAACTTGGGAGTTGATCATGCGTTTTTCTGAGTCTTATATGACCCAGATGGGCCGTAAAGTTCTCTCAATGACTCAAGAGTTTATGGAAGAGCAAGACATCGAGCTTCAGTTCAATGTCAAACCCATTAAGCTAGTTTCTTCACAAGGGGTGCCAGTTACTATTCCGGGCCGCCGTGCGGGCGACTGGGTTAAAATAAATAATAAAGACCTCGGCGGACACTTTGATCTAATATTAGATATTAAATCGAAACAAGAAACGCAGGATCAAATCAACAACAATATGGCATGGGTGACTAATTTTGGTCCCTACCTACAAGTTGCGGGCATGAGCCCAGATGTAATAAAAACCGTTATGCTCACTACGGCTAAACTAATGGGCAACACAGAAATAGAAACAACCATAAGAGAGGAAATAGTCCATGTCGGAACCGGAGGTGTCACAGTACCAATCCCAGCTCAACTTGCAGCTGGAGCAGGGCAAGAAAACAATGCGCCAGTCGCAGGAGAACAGCAGGCTCTTGGCAACGCTCAACAAGAACCCGGGGTTCAAGGCACTAATACTGCAGCAATACCTGGGGTCTGAGTTAGATACACTAAGAGATTTACGAGATGTATTGGAGACACGAGGGGAAAAAGACCCGGAGTTGAACAATGAATACCTCGCCAGAATAATGCTAAAGCATCACCTTACGGAAATAACGAGAAAAAGCGCACTAGCCACAACCATCGTCGACGCCAGGATCATCCTGGATATCAGTATCTTTTTGCTCGGGTTGGACATGCGGTGTGATTTTGTCATCTAATTCTTTTTGAAACTTCGTGACCCGCTCTAACGCGGCGCCGCTCAGTGTTGGACTGATTGTTAC